AGTTCCACATCCGCAAGTACCGCAAGGTGTTTGTTGAATCCAAGCGTACGAAGATTGTAAAAAACCTGATGACTGGCCAGGACATCGAGATCCTTGCTTCCACTCCTTATTGCTGCAATCCATCTTTGGAAGCATACTGGTCAATGTGAAAATAATTGTTGCCCTTTTTTAATAAAACCTCTATATTAATAATATGAGCAATGGAGAGATACAAATGAACGTCAATGATGCTGTTACCTTCGCCGATCGTCTTTTAGAGGTCGTTGAATATGCCCGCCGCCGCGATGTTACTCGTCTTGGTCTCGAGAATGAGATCCTAGACATCGTCACTCAGCTCCGCAGCTATGCTGACCAGCTTGATACTGATATGTACAATGCTATAAAAGCAGAAGTAGATGATTATAACGCACGTCATAAAGGAATCTAACATGACCACTGTGATTATGGCTTATGCGCCTTGGATTGAACTTGGTTTTGGTATGTTGGCACTATGTGCTGTATATGAGTTTTTTTTCGATAAGGCTTGAACATGACAAACATCGTTACTCTTCCTGCTGGCCGTTATTTGATTGGTGATCTTTGTTATCATGATGATGAAATCTGGGAAGAAATGATTGATCACATCGATGGTAAGATCCACACGCTTCGTTCTGGCCGCAGTTATATAATCTTCCGTACAGCATACGGAGATGGTAGCTATCCTGATCTCAATGGCAATCAGTACTGGGTTGACTCTGGCACGATTGGTATTTTGCAGTGCAACGAATCGTTGGAAAGCTGCGCAGGTCGCACGTTTGATTATGGCTCAGACTTCCAGGTCTATAAAGATGGTGCTCTCCTTCACTTTGGAGCTGTTGTCATTGATACAGATCCTGTGTATGATGAGTTTGTTGAATCGTACGAAGAATCTGATAATGCTTTAGAAGAAGAATTCTAGAATGAAAATTCTAATACCTCTCGACCTTCGTAACTACAATGACTTCAATTATTTTGGCAAACGAATTGTCTATGAACAAGGTTTTGCTGAAGTGGTTGTCGATTCCTCTAAGACAAATGACCTTAAAGTAGGTGGCCTGCGTGGCCCATCTTTAAAGGATCTACTCCAATCACACAAAGAAGTTTACCTCGTATCGGAGATTTAAAAATGCTTACGTCACTCAAAAACTTTGGTTTGTTTGGCATCGTTGCCTTTCTTTTTATGGTTCTTGTTCTTGGTCCATATCTTTCTATCTGGGCTCTTAACACTCTCTTCCCTATCCTCAACATTCCGTATAATTTTGAAACGTGGTTTGCAATGGTTGTTCTGACTTCGATTGTACGTAGTGCTCCTAGCACCAACTCCAATAAGAAGGGTTGAGTTGAGATAAATACTCGATATGGAGTATTATCATGGCACTACTAACACAACCAGCTAATATCAACTTTCTTTCACCGCTAGGGTTCCAGTTCTCATTGAGCAGGTCCCCTAGCGTTAACTTCTTTGTCACTGAAGCTAACTTACCTTCAATCTCTCTTGGATTTGTGGATTTCCCAACTCCATTTAAGAATCTTGAAATTGCTGGTAATAAATTAGACATGGGGTCATTCAATGTGACCTTTAGAATGGACGAAGACTTTTCTGGCTATTTTGAGATTTACAATTGGATAATTGCATTGGGATTTCCTGATAGCTTTAGCCAATATAAAACTTTATCTGCTAGTGACTCTGGCACAAAGACAAGCATTTACTCGGATGCAGAGTTAACAATCTTGACAAGTGCCATGGTTCCAAACATCCAAGTTACCTTCCAAGATCTTTATCCAATTTCATTAAGTGACGTTGAATTTAGAGTGACTGATACTGATGTTAATTACATAACGGCAACCGTAGAATTTAAATACAGAATATTTACGGTGTCCAAAATTTAAGGTATATTATGAAGCTTGATGAAATTCTAGATATGTGGGCAGAAGACTGCCAGGTGAATAAGTTTGAACTGGGTGAAGAGAGTCTAAAGCTTCCAAAATTACACAGCAAATATTTGAGAGTGTTTTCTGAAGAGCGATTGCTACTTCGTCGGTTAGAAGAAGAGCGTAAGGGATTGGTCAAGGAAAAGCACGACTACTACAGGGGTGTGATGCCTGAAGAAGACCTCAAGGCAAATGGCTGGGAGCCATTTAGGTTAAACGTATTGAAGTCTGATCTTCCTATGCATCTGGATGCAGACCAAGATATTATCAAATTAAATCTAAAGATTTCTATGCAACAAGAAAAGGTTGATTCATTGGAGTCAATCATTAGAGCAATAACCAACAGAGGCTATTTAATTAAAAATGCAATCGATTTTGAAAAATTTAAAGTAGGTGCCTGATATATATTTAAAGAAGGTCAATGAAACCTATTTACGAATAGAGGCAGAACCTTCGACTTCCCAAGAGATATCAGACTACTTTACGTTTGAGGTGCCTGGCGCCAAATTCATGCCGGCTGTTAAAAATAAATTTTGGGATGGCAAAGTAAGATTGTATAATACAATGACAGGCCTTACATACACAGGTCTCGTCAAGAACATTGTAGAGTTTGCTGGTACTAGAAACTACGATGTTGAAATAGATAATGCTCTTGTTCCTGAAAAATATGATTATGAGCTTGACGAATTTAAATTAACCAAGCAGCCAAGAGATTATCAACTAGCAGCTTTCGAAAGAGCTATTAAAAGAGAAAGAGGCGTATTCCTTTCTCCTACTGCTTCTGGTAAAAGTTTCATAATCTTTATGCTATCCCGTTTTTATAATAAGATGGGAATGAGAACATTGGTCATTGTGCCAACTGTATCTCTCGTCATACAGATGAAGCAAGACTTTGATAGCTACACCTCAGACAAATTAAAGATCCATAGCATTACAGCAGGTGTCGATAAGACATCTACTGAAGAAATTGTAATCAGCACATGGCAATCAATCTACAAGATGCCAAAGGATTGGTTTAGACAATTTGGTTGTGTGATAGGGGACGAAGTCCATCTATTCAAAGCAATGTCTCTCAAATCAATAATGGAAAAGCTGGAGACGTGCAAATACCGTTTTGGGTTCACAGGAACGCTTGATGGTTCTCTTACAAACAAGATGACTCTTGAAGGTTTATTTGGTCCTGTAAAGCAGGTGACAACAACTACCGAGTTAATGGAACAAGGTCATGTTGCTAACCTAAAAATCAAAGCGTTGATTCTTCAGCACGATGCTGAATCCAGAAAGCTGGCAAAGAAATTCACATACCAAGATGAAATGGACTTCCTTGTACGGTTGGAGAAGAGAAATAAATTCATTCGCAACCTTGCTCTTTCCTTAAAAGGAAACTCTCTTATTTTATTTCAATATGTAGACAAGCATGGCAAAATGTTATATGATATGCTGTCTGCCAAAGATACTGACCGAAAGATATTTTTTGTACACGGAGGAGTAGAAGGCAATGACAGAGAGAGAATTAGAGGAATTGTTGAGACAGAATCCGATGCTATTATTGTGGCAAGCTATGGCACGTTTTCTACAGGAATCAACATACGAAACCTTCATTCTGTTGTCCTTGCTTCTCCTTCTAAGTCTCGTGTTCGAGTACTACAGTCTATCGGTCGTGGATTACGCATTGGGGATGACAAGTTTGAAATGACGTTGTATGATATTGCTGACGATCTAAAGTCAGGATCAACAATGAACTTCACATTACAGCATTTTACAGAGAGACTAAATATTTACAATGACGAAGGTTTCGAGTATCGGATCTTCAATATGGAGCTTTAAATAATGAAGATTGTGCTTTTCACAGTGCCTGGTAGTCCTCCTCTAATTGCTAACATCCTCAAAGAAGAAACTGACTATCTCACTGTTGAATATCCTTTGGCTCTAATGAAGGATACTCCTAATGTGTATACATTCCAGTACATGCCATTTGCTAATGGTGGTGTCGTCGTATTCAAGACAAGTAATATTGTCAGTGTTGCGACAGTAAATGATGAAATTAAAAAATATTACAATGACATGGTTGATCTATACAAAAACCAGAAGCTAGTGTTTAAACTAGAAGATGGTGATGAGCAAGAAGAAGATTCTCCAATGGAAAAGATTGTAAATAAATCGTTGCATTAATTTAATAAATCAACTATAATAATAATTATTAATTGATTTAATATTATTAAAGGAATAACTATATGGCTAAGGCACCTGGCAAACATTACATCGACAACAAGAAGTTCTACACAGCCATCCTACAACACAAACGTGATGTTGAAGTTGCAAGAGCAGAGGGTAAGATAGATCCTCGAATACCTGCTTACATTGGTGAGTGTCTATTTAAGATTGCTACTCGATTATCACTAAAGCCTAACTTCATTGGTTATACCTTTAGAG